AAATGCTTCTGAATTATATGATATTGTAAGAACATATTCACATGATGCTGCAGGACAAGCCATTTCTTCAACAATCAATGATGTGGTTTGTATTACTAAAAATGATAATAGATGGTTAAATCATACTTCTAATAATTTTATAATTCTTGGAGATTTTCAAGGAATTATGTTTTGTTATAAATATTCAAACGAATCATTGCCGATGCGACAACCTCCCGTAGAGTATATTACCGTTCGAAATCGTGCCGTACTTGGAAATTTTGCAATTTTCATGTTCCGACATGAGTACCCCCATCCCCCAGCTCCCCCAGGTCCTACTTATTTTGATTTCGATTTTATTTACCAATGCATCCAACCTATCGATTTTGTAAGATATAATAGTAAATTAAAAAAACTATTGGAAATAAAATATTCAGATGATAATGATTATCGGTTTATTGTAGTTTCAAATAGTAAAGATGTGAATGGTGGTGATTTCTTATTCTTACCATATAATAGAGGGGGTGGGGTCTGGATCGAGAACCCAATACTTATCGACACTAATGGGTTAGGTGCACCTTTAATTTATAAACTATCATGCAGTGTTATTAGCGTGAATAAACTTTTTAAAAATATAATGGATAATTATGCTTTTTATAGAATTATGCAGAATAAAACGCCGGCTGCAAACACGGTGTTAACAGCTTACTATACACGCAAACTTAACGAAACTATGGTAGAACTTGCCAACTTAACAGCAACCAACACATCTATACGTAATAATTTATTATGGTTGGGATTAAAAGAGAAAACCTTACAGCGTAACATATTATCATGCGCAGTCATCGATATAAGGGGGGCGCTGCCGGTGGTAACCGATTTGCCCCTTCCAGTAACATTTGATGATTCCGATACAATTGAAAATATAAGAGTGGATGTAAACAATCCGGAAGTAGTGATTGTATTTGGAAAATTCAAGGCGACAATTGTTGATGGTGGCGATCCAACCAATCCAGACAGAAGACCGGATAAAACTATTAATAACGTTATGGTTATTTATACAAATTTGCAAAATGACGTGCAAAGTGATGTAAACTATGGAAATATTGCAGCGGCGTATGCGCTGGGATATGATAATTTTAAAGAGTTGACAATCAATGATGATCCAGAGTTTAAAGGGATGTATTCTTGTGTGGACGGACTAGTAGCCGCTTCAACCGACAAGGGTGCAATGCAGCAAAATATTGGCATTTTAATGGTGAAAAAGACAGAAATAAGCGTTATTTCAATCGTCGGATTTCATAATGGTAAGCTAACCAGCGTATCAGAAAAATCGAATTTTGAAGATGCGGCAATCCCGTCAAGTATAGTTTGTTATGACTATAATATGTGTGCTGACAGTTTTAAAACCGTATATAATGAATTCTCTCGCCCACCCGTTGCTCCAGCGATGAAATTAGAAAATGGCGTATTTAACCCCATGTCATTTTATGCATTTTGTGTTACAAACAAAGACCAAGGTGGAGGTATGAAATCGTTTACCGAACTATTTAAAGGTGTATACGCGCTAATTGATACAAAAAGATCAACACCAATTACTAGTTCACCTTCAAATTTGCATGTTTTGAATACGTGGGGAATTGATTTGAGCAGCAGTAAAACACTTTTTTATAGAAGATTATACGAATCGAATAAAAACAGCACGATTTTAAGATTCAATATCAAAGTATATGAAAAATATATGAACGACATTATAGACACAATTTTAAGCAGCGCAAAGGCATATTATGAAGAAAAAATAAAAACGACTTTTTATGAATATGGAACGATTGATGGCAAACCACCTATTACTTTTAGAAGAGAAGGCGATGGAAGAAATCTTCTTGTTGGGGGTGGTAAAGAGGAAGATGCAAAGTTAATGCTTCTTGCAACAGAAAATGCATTGGATGATGAAGCGAAAACAAGTACTAGTAAAAACCAAGTAACTTTTAAAAAAGTAATTGAAATTCGTATTCCGGACATAATGATGAGTGACGAATATTTGGGGGCAATTACAGAACCTGACAGAAAAAATGTTAGAATTATATTTGTAAATTCCATGTACAAGTATTTAAAACAGTTTTCTAAAATTATTAAAAAACAAAACGAAAAAGTAACCGGAGTTAGGGGTGCGGATAATAATGTTGTTATATTAGATGAATACAGAATTGTTCTTTGTTCAAAAAATGAAACAATTCGAAATCGATTTGAAGAACTGATAGCTATAGATCAAGCGTCGGCGGGTGGAATTGATAAAATGTTAACCCTATCCGACGAGTTGTACAATTTTATATTGGACCAAACTCAAAATGATAAAAATATAATTATTGTAAATGAGTGGAATGACAAAGGGTTTATTGGTGACTATGGCGCATATGCTTATTCTGATTCTGATGCGTTAACTTTGAATCAAAAGATAATTTCAAAAAGTCAACAGTTAGTAACGCCTGCAACGCCTGAGAAAAAAGCTGTTGTAAAAACAGTTCCCAATTATCCAAGCACTGCATTTTTGGCAAATCCTGTTTTTTCATTCAATACACTTGATCCGAAGAAATGGACCGGATTTTATTCATTATTTGATGAAAGCGCTGCGGCGGCGACTACGAGTTCCAAAGTTGTTCAATATCAATATGGTGGTGTAAGACCGTATCCGAGTTCCGCCGGTTACCGTTTTCCAATGGGAATGGGAATGGGAATGTCGCCACAATTGGGAGTAGGATATAGAGATCCGTACTTTTATTCTCAAAATTTAAACGGGCCTTATGGATATGGTCGGGGATTAGGATTAGGACCGGGGGGTCCATCCGGGTACTACGATGACGACGATGAAGTAGTTACAGTTAAAAGAAAAGTTCTTGACTCGAGTGGTGTGCAATCAAAAAACATGAAAAAAGTGAATTTACAAACCATGCAAACAGACACACGATTTAAAAAAATTGTTTTATGGTTATTTGATTCCAGAGAGAATAAAATGTTGATGATTAAAACATTCATCGGAAATAATGTGGTTTTGTCACTGCCGGTTCAGAGTCAACAAGTTGGTGCAAATCGCGTAAGCGCCAGTTCATTATTGCAACAGTTGTGTAGACAATTTTTTCATAAAATCGACATTATAAGAAAATGGACGCTTGAAGTTTCATACGCATATGAAGATGAGAGTAAAGAAGCTGTTGGGATTTTTATATACAGCGGAAAGTCGTCCGATTTGCCAAGACCAACCCTTCAATTGATTTATGTAAATATGCAAGCGGTATTAAATTTAACCAGTGGAACCATAAATATAAAAAATAAAAGCAACCAAGGACTGTCAAATGGAAGTGGAAATGGAAGCGAACTTCAAATTAATCCGCGAGACGTTGCACTTATTGGCGAAGTGTTTCGAGTTGTTCCGTTAATTCAGGGTGGGATTATATCTTCAACCTCAAAAGAATTCAATGAAATTGTCGCAAATTTGGTAAGCAAAACTCCTCCGCAGCATCTACGCTCAACCATTTCAGAAACAAAGCGAAGAGAGAATGTTGAATCGAATATTAATTTTTTAACTCAACTATTTTTCTCTCAAAATAGTTTGTATTTTGTTCGAGGACGGGTGAAATATTATATTTATTCGGCACAGCGAAATTCCAAAATAATTACCATTGTAAAACAGCCGGGCTATGATGACGACAGCTACTTGACTTGCCTGAAACTGTTTTTACAATCTGAATACGATCGTAAACAAAAATTAAATACTTTTCGCGTTGGTTGTTCTGTAAAAAAGAAATTAATTGCCGATAATTTTTCAACTGTTTGGGATACTTTTTGGAATGACCTTATTGAATCTCAAGAGCAAACTAAATTTACCAATCAACTTGAAAATGAAATCGGGTTGGACGAAGGCGACAAAGAAGAAGGCGAAGGCGATGAAGAAGAAGGTGATGGCGAAATAGGAGAAAAAGATGACAGCGTTACAGCCCCAGTATGTTTGAAAAACGCACTTGTAACATGCAAACTAATGTATGCGTTGCAAAACGATTGGAAATTATCTAGTTATTACCCTTTAGCGTATAATGGCGTATATTACAACCTTGTTTCAAATGATAAATATCGATTTAATAATGAATATTTTCATAAAATAAAAGATTTAGAATTAGCTTACCGTCGGGATGACACGTATTATGGATTCAAATGTATGAAATATAACGAAGATGCCAGTAATCCCATTTTATATTTGGGAGGTAAATTTAAATATGTAGATGGTGGGGCAACTACTATTATTTCTGCGGTGTATGAGTTTAATTTAAAAACAAAAGAAATAACACCAACTATAATATCATTTCATGAAAATAGTGAAATATTGTGCATCGACATTATTGGGAATTATATGTTGATTGGAGGGACATACTTTTATAGTTTTCGAACAGTTAAAGATAATGGGCGGACGGTGATAAGTCAAGTTGATGCTATTTCAGTGCCTTTGATAATGATTGATCTTAAATCATATAAGATAATCAACGTTTATCATGATGTACCTGGATCACCACCACCACCACCAGTCGTTATAAATCGTACTATGCAAACAAATATTAATAAAATTTGCATTTGTAAAAAGAAAAGGATAATAGTCGAAGGAGACGCAAATTATTTAGAATATGTAGCGTTATTTGGAGGTAACATACAAATTCAATCTACTGGTGTCGGTGCCGTGGCTGACATATTCAACATTGGGTGTCTAGTTATAAAAATACCCGTAGACGAATCAAATCCCAATTTTAATGTGTCTGCAAGAATGTATCCAATCGATAGTAATTTGGGAAGTCGAGTGGGTGTAATTGCGGGAGTAATATCTGGTATTAGTTTTGAAGTTCCAGCAGCAGCAGGTCAATATGTGAATGTAAATTCAATTATTTGTGATGAAGAAGAAGGAGAAGAAGACAAAAAAGAAGGAGAAGACAAAAAAGAAGGAGAAGACAAAAAAGAAGGAGAAGAAGAAAAAAAAGATAGTAAAAATAGCAATAAAAAAAATAAAACCACATTTTATGTTGGAGGATATTTCAATTATTTCAGTTTTTTTAATTACAGAGGATATGAGGAAGCGACAAACGCGGCAGTGACAGGGGGTCTCGCTATTCCAGACAAGAATGGCTTTATAAGAGCTAGTATGCGATGCAATTCAATTATCAAGTTGACAATATCAAGTGAATATAACACACTTTTAAATGATTATCGACAGGAATGCGCGTTTGAACCAATAGAAACAAATGCAAACGCGAATAATGTTGTATTCAACGCGTCTCTTTCTCTTTTATCGGTTGCCTCTAAAAAATATTTATTGGGATTTGCTGCATTCTTCGATAAAACTACAAACCCTGCCAATATGAATAACAGCCACGTTACCACCAGTTTCAACGTTTTTGATTTGAAAACAAATGTAAACACGCAGGCAGTAGTTAAAGTGCCCACGTTATATCGAGCCGTTGCTCCGCAAATTATTAAAAATAATTATAAATACCAATGCATGACACTGGCACAAGATAAGTATTCGAATAAGCATGTCGCCGTTATGAGTTATACTATAGTTGATCCTTTGGATCTTACCAATCATTACGGGTTTACATTCACGTGCGTGTTGGAAGATTCGGGTTTAACATCAACTATTCAAATTGTCGAATCGAAAAGCAATGATGAAAATATAACAAGTCAATATAATTCAATATGTGAACTGTGCTGCATTGAAAATAATGTTTATATAGTTCATGAAAATATTTTTGTAACTGCAGAAGCGGTCAGCCAAATTCAATATCCGATAACAATTCGTTCCAATTATCAACAAGTTGGAGATTGGAATATGGTAAAAATTGGAGCACCCACACCATACACCCGCGATGAGTTCATTCGTTTTATGAATTCTATACTAGAGTTAAAAAAAATATTTATGATGCATCCATCTATGATGTTGTTTCTTCAAGAGGTTGACCGCCGAGACAGTAACGAAAAAATAACAAAGGGCTTTTTGGAAAAAATGTATAATGACTTGGATTCAAAAATGCCAAATCGAAACATTGTTTTTATTTCAACAAATCGTATTATTTCACTAGATTCAAACTGCAATGCAATATTCAATAGAGTGAATCGAATTCTATGGTTTTGGTCAGTTGTATCAAGCACCATTATTCAATTAAATACGATGGCGGGGGCTAATATAAATAATCTAATTTTACATGTTGTAAAACAATTTTACGACAACTTTATATATTTATTTATTTATGCCGGGTGTATCAACTTGGCTCAATTTTTTTGCGATAACTACGTAGAACTGATTTTAATCCCGGATGATGCCACCGATCCCCGCCACACTGGTCTAACATTAGATAATTGGAAACAACGTTTTATGACAACATTTGATAAATACGAGGAAGTAAAACAGTTTAAAAATTTTCTTCAAGAGAAAGCCGAAAGCAGTGACCTAAATTTAAATATTATAATTTGCAGTAATCCGGATACACGCACTGGAATCGCATATCTTGGTAACGCACTCAATAAAAATTTGGTTTCATTGACTTCAAATCATCAAAGTGCGTTACAACATAATATATATAAAAGTGATGGAAATTTTTTTAATTCGAATGAAATATTTTACAATACAATACTAGCAAGCGATACGGTGAATACCATTGATCAAATTAAATTTTGCAGTTTTTATAAGTTTCAACGATTTCAAGACGATGGAAATCCATTTAGAACTAATTTTGGAAGTATGATGAATGAAACGGTGTATGTCAGTATTAATGTTGGACTATACGAAGGGGACAACGTAAATATAGAAAGCGGTCAAGTATTTTCATTTTTAAAAATAATAATCAATTATTTTAAGGGTCTGCAAGTAGGCGCACCTGTAGTAGATATTGGAATGAGCGGACCGGTAAAGAGAATTCTATTTGGAGGAAATTTTGGTTGCAATTTATTACACGATGCTGAAATTTGCGCACAATTTGCAAAAAATGGAATAAAAATATATACAAGACCTGCAAATTCAAATGGACTTTTCGATAACGATAAAAACCCCGTAAATCAAATGTTTATTGTTGATGCAAATTTAGAAAATGCACCTTCTTCTGCTTTAAGAGTGGGTGGTGGGGGTGGCACAGATGAGATTATTCGTGGCGATAAAGTCAAACAAGAAGAACCTTCGCAAAATAAACGAATCACTATAGGAGAGCCCATTGAACAAAACCAAAACTTAGAAAAAGAAAATGTAAAATTATTAATAATTAATAATAAAAAAAAAACGAGACGTCGTAATAAATGAATGAATGAATAAATGAATGAATGAATGAATAAATGAATGAATGAATGAATGAATGAATGAATAAATGAATGAATGAATGAATGAATGAATGAATAAATGAATGAATAAATGAATGAATGAATGAAATCGTAAAATAAGATAGTTAAATATAAAATATAAATAAAGAAATAAAAGAATATAAATGAGCGACAATACTTTAGAAAAGTCGGTAACTATTGTTACTGCATACTATTGCATAAAATCGAAACATAAACCGCAACAATATGATGTATGGATTCGAAATTTATTATTGGGAGTGGGTCGGTTCTGTAAAATGGTAATATTTACATCACCGGATTTAGTGGATTACATGAATGCAATATGTAAACAAAACACAAGAGGCGCATTATTCACGGTAATATGTATTCCAATGAAAGATTTCAAGTTATTAAAACGGTATCCGTTGAAAATATGGGCACACCAATATTCGATGGATCCTCAAAAAGCGTGCGGTAGAACGGTAGAATGTTACTTGATATGGAATTCAAAATTAATCTTCATGAAGGAGGCAATGGAGAGAAATGTATATGGCAGCGACAAGTACGTATGGATCGACATTGGGAGTTTCAGAACTGCGGATACAACCATTCTGGAATATTTCCCCGTTTATGAGCGCGTTTCAGAAGATAAAATTGACATTATGTTGATTCAACCGTATTCACCTCATGAAATGAATCAGCTTATTTTTTTTAATACGGTGCATTTGGGTGGAATGTTCGGTGGCAGCATCGCGTCTATTAACAAGTTATTTCAACTTTTTTACAAGGCGTTTGATATTTACATTACGGGAAAACAATTCGCGGGATGCGATCAGCAAATTTTATCAACTTGTTATATGCGCAGTCCAGAATTATTCAACCTTGTAACAAAAACCCAAGACAGCCATGTAAATGATACATGGAATGTTTGGTTTTATTTATATAAGTATTGGAATTTAGAGAAATTGAATTAACCAATAGAAAATAATAATATCAATCTAAATATATATTATTTTATTTTTATGACTATTTTGTTTGATCAAAAATTGTTTGACAATGTATTAACTATAGAATATACAGACCAATTTGGATTATTGCCTTTGATAACTCTTGAAGAACAAATTGAACAAGTTAGTAAAATAAAAACAAAAGGTGAAGAAATAAATGAATTGGTAGAAGGTGGGGCTTCAAGTGTCACACTTGGAAGTGTATTAGATTCTTTAACCACTAAAGATGTATATCGAACTGCGTTGAAACATTATAACAATAAGAGGGGTGCAATATTTACTTGCGGCATTGAAAGAACATTTTTAGTTTTTGCACAAGGCCAAAATCCCAAGGAGAGTTACTCCGCATATAAAAAAAGATATGAGGAAACATCCATAGAAGAGGCGGATGTGAAGATTAGTTATATTAAAACCATATTATTTGATTGTTTTATGATATATTGTATTAAAAATAAATTTACTATTCATGACAGTTATCGATTATTTATAAGGTTATTATGTCTTAGTGATGGTAATGCAATACTTTTAACACCCCTTGCTTTAAACAATATTAATTTAACCACGGTTTCATCATCTCCACCACCATCGCCGCTACCACCACCACCATCGCCGCTACCACCACCACCATCGCCGCCGCAGGTTTCAGTTCGGCCGAACGAGGAGAGAAATCAAAATATAATTACAGGATCACCAGGAAATATGTCGTTAACAACTGCATTAATTTATCGACTTGTCAACCCAAGTACAATGATTTATTCGCAACCTTTTCAGATACCTATAATGTACGACTTAATTATGTTATCAAATCGTCCGTTTAATTTGTTATTCTCGACTTTATCCTACTTGAATGACTCCCTATCCGAAATTACACTTGATAGTTTTATAAATTTAAGGAGGGCAAAAGCCAATACAATGCTTGTTAGCACAATAGCACCAAGATTTCATAGAGGAGGAGGACGTCAAAGCCGTCGTAAAAAGTCGCGTTGCAAACTTTTGCATTCACTTAATAAAAAAACTGGTAAAAAATATACATGCAGGCGTTGTAAGAGTAAAACGTATAAAAATAAATATCATAAATATAAAGTTTGAATTTTGAAAACGCATTATTTACATTATGTAAATTACAAATTGAATTTTTAATTTATAATTTATTATTTTTTAGAATACTTATTTCAGGATCCAGGATCAGGATATTTTTATTAATGGCTCAACAGCAACAACGCCCACTTGCATCTTTTTCAACAATGTGGTTTCCATCATACTATGATGATAAGCCGAAGCCGAAGCCGCAACCGCCACAGCAGCCCCAACAACAACAGCAACCCCAACAACAACAGCAACCCCAACAACAACAGCAACCCCAACAACAACAGCAACCCCAACAACAACAGCAGCCCCAACAACAACAGCAACCCCAACAACAACAGCCCCAACAACAACAGCAACCCCAACAGCAGCCCCAACAACAAGAGCCACAAGGAACCGTAACTCAAACAACAATGACTGAAAAAAAAAAGATTACAATCAAACGAAGGGTTGTAACAACAACATCACAAGATCAAGGTCAATGTCAAGATCAAGCGCATCAGACGACGCCAAAGCCACAAGAAAAACAAACAATTAACAAAAAGATTACAATCAAACGAAGGGTTGTAACAACAACATCACAAAAACAAGAACAAGAACAAGAACAAGAACAAGAACAAGCGCATCAGACGCCAAAACCACAAGAAAAACAAACAACTAACAAAAAGATTACAATCAAACGAAGGGTTGTAACAATAACAACGACAACACCGACAACGCCGACAACGCCGACAACGCCGACAACGCCGACAACGCCGACAACACATTCGCAAGAACAACAAAAACAAACACCGAAAAAACAAAGAGAAAAAACAGAAAATGATTACAAAACATATGTAACCGATTATGCTCCCTCAACAACCATGTTTTACCAACCAAGATCTGATTACATTGTCCCACCTCCGTCGTGTTCTCGATTTTTCATTGAAAACAAACACTGCTTTCTTCGTCGAAACGACAATGCATGCATTGATCCATCAACAAAAAAAGTAATTGGATTTTGGAATGAAATGGTTGGCGAAAACTGCAAGTTGCTCCCAATTGAAGATGAAACAACATACGAAGAAGTAGAAAATGCTTTACCATTACCATCACCATCACCACCCACCAAACAACCCAAACAACCCAAACAACCCAAACAACCCAAACAAACAACTTTCCCAAAATCCCAATTCGTTTCAGATGCCCAACGAGCACGTGTGGCATCTGAACCTGTTGCGCTTCTTCGTGAAAAACTAGCGTTCCAATATGGAATCTCTAAACAAAGAAATTAAACCACCTCCATGAAAATTGAGGAGTTGTATCAAATGTGGGTTGTTGCCCTTGTTGCCCTTGTTGCTCTTGTTGCGGCTGTTGAAGTTGATAGGGTTGATATTGCTGATATGGCTGATACATGCCATCCGCTGTAAGCATTGCAGGTGAAGCTTGAAATGATGAAGATACTGGCAAATTCAATACTACATCCGGATTGAATGTGGGTATAGGTGTAGGAAATATTGAATCCTCTTTTTTTTGAATACACTCTTCACATTTGAATTTTGGATCACTTGTACTTTTTTTTAAAATCAATTTAGATTGTTTGCATTCATCGCATGAAAATGTTTTTACACTATTTTTTCCATCTAAAGTTAACCCACTGTCATAGGAGTCATACGTGTCACAATAATCATAATACTGGTGCATTTTTATAATAATATATAATAATATATAATAATATATAATAATACTTTATATAAAGTTACTTTTATATTATTTTAAATATAATATAAAAAAATATTTATAAATATTTTTTATATTTTATATAAAATGTAAAAAAATAAAAATTGAATAAATTAAAATTATAAAAATAGTTTGTAGTTCTGTTATCTACAAACAAAATCATTCGTTCATCAAAACATGCCCATCAAAGCTGCATCCGCATCCGCCAAAGGCAAAGGTAAGAAAGGAAATAAGAAAGGCGCAAGCGCAAGCGGAGCAATGGTTGCTCTACAGCCACAAAATCGTGCCACCATTCCGCAAACGTGCAAATTGGATATCAATCAAGTTTTGAATTATTCAGGAGGATATGTGTGGCAATTATCCCTGCTTGAACATGTCAATCGCTACCTTGTGATGGGTGGAGCAAAAGATATGGGCAACTACTATATGCAGGCAGAAAAAGTCAGTCACGAGTGCGCATTGTCAGTTCTGCAAATGATTCGTAATCCCGACCCGTCGCAATTTGTTCAGCTTTGTGATCTTTTGAAAGCGGTTTCGGTGGGTGGTCGTGCTCCCAAACAAGAACCCGTTTTACTGTCACTCGCCGCCGCAATCGTGTTTGCAAAAACACCAGAAGAAAAGAAAATCGCTTTCGAGACCTTGAAAGTTTGCATTCGCATTCCGACACATGCGTTCATGCTTGCCGGATTTGTTCGCGACTTGTCAATGTCAAAGACCGTAAACAAGGGAAAAGGGTGGGGAACGGGTTTCAGGCGCGCCATGTCACACTACTACATTTCACACACGGGGCGAGATCTAGCATACCACATGACAAAGTATCAGAATCGTGAGGGATGGACTCACGCGGATATGATTCGGATGTTGCACGTTGACCCAACAACTCTTGCCGATGATGGGGCGCGTTTGATGTTTGACTACGTCATGATGAAGTATGCACGCAAGTCAAAGGTACCTTCCGACAAAACACTTGCCACTCTTGCTTCAAAAAATGTTGTCGTGTTACCGAATCCATTCAAAGCTATGACAAAGGCAGAATTTTTGCAAAAACTGAATGCAATTGAAACGCCCCAGATTCCGACAACTGCGTCACTTTCTACAGTCGCACCAAAATCTGGCGCTCAAGTCGCCACAAAAGTTGGAGGATTTGTTTCTGCGCTAACCTCAATGTTGCCGTCCTTTAAACCTTCTGCTGCTGCTGCTACTGCTGTCAAACAAGACAAAGATGACGATTCGCTCGTTATAATTTCTGACCATGAGGAAGAAGGATCTTCAAAAAAAAGGAATATGACACAGCTTCAACAGGTTGCGCATTTTCTGAAACACTTGAATGCGCTTCATGATGCAGGTGAAAACAAGGACGTTCCTCTTGCATGCGCACTCATTCGTTCCGGACGTCTTGTTCGCGAACACGTTCCAACAGCATTGTTTGGAAGCAAGGAAATTTGGGCGACGCTGCTTGAAACAATGCCAATGGAGGCGCTTCTGCGAAATCTTGGGAAACTTACCCAAATTGGTGTTGTGGCAGACAAATACAAGGAAATTGCAGCACGATTTTCAAACCAAGAAGAAGTTCTGAAGGCGCGCATTCACCCCATCAAGGTGCTCATTGCTTCCAAGGTTTACAAAAACGGACATGGAGATTTGGGATCGCTCAGCTGGACGCCAAACATGTTTGTTCTGGTTGCAATGACCCAGCTTTACAAGTTGTCATACGGGACAATTACACCCACCGGTAAAAGAATGATGGTGGCACTGGATGTCAGTGGAAGCATGAGTTCTCCTGTACTCGGATCGAAAATTTTGAATTGTCGTGATGCAACGGTTGCAATGGCGCTTCTTTACCTTGAAACCGAGAAGAATGTAAACGTTGTTGCATTCTCGGATGGACTCACCGATCTCAGCTTACCCTTTACAAGAAATCAGTTGACTCGCGGTATGACAATCGACCAAGCAATGAGTGCAACAAGTGGAATGGCATTCAGCGCCACAGATTGCGTTCTTCCCATCAAACATGCGATTGAGAAGAATTTGCATGTCGACGCATTCATCATCATGACAGACAATGAAACGTATGCGCCAAATGAGCACCCACAATCTGCTCTGGTGAGATACCGCGCCCTCACGGGAATCCAAGCAAAGCTGATTGTCATTGGAATGACGGGAAATTGTTTCACGATTGCAGACCCGACCGACAAGAACACGCTCAACCTTGCCGGGTTCGACACTTCAACACCAGAGATTGCATCCATGTTTTTGCGAGGCGAATTTTGAATAAATAAAAATAAAAATAAAAATAAAAATAAAATAAAACATTTAGTAAAAATACATTGTGAAAATTCCTTGTAATAAGGCAAAAATAATCATTGTGATTATTATTTTTTTCCAATCTTTCGGAGTAGGATTTGTTATTTCAATTGGATGATTTGATGTTTTACCAATATTATAATGAATAACATTCTCAATTATGTTTAAAATCGCAAATACAATAAATGATATTATAAATAAATGAAATGTATTTTTTTGATGATATAATTTGTATAAAATATCAAACATACCTCAATGAATAAATTTTATAAAAAAACTTTAGAATATTTTTTATATATTAATTGTATAAAAAATAAAAAAATATTATATTTACTTATATTATAACTATTATAAATATATACATTACTTGAAAATGGGTGCAGGACAATCACAAGAAGATAAAGATAAACAAACAATGGCGGCACCGGTTGGATATTCGGGACAGGTATCCATGGGAGGTAGAAGCGCAAAGCGCGGTAGAAGCGCAAAGCGCGGTAGAAGTGCAAAGCGCGGTAGAAGTGCAAAGCGCGGTAGAAGTGCAAAGCGCGGTAGAAGTGCAAAGCGCGGTATGAGAGGTGGAAGAGCAGAATGCTCGAGTAAAATGACAATAGGAGGAAAGAAGGGAAAGCGTCATGGAAGAAGCAGAAGTCATCATTAATTGGTTCAACAGAAAATCATACACAATACTTCTTGAATAGAAGAAACTGGGATAAAAATAGTTGACTTTACTTGATCTTTAGTTCCATTTTTATCCATAAAATCATTAAAATCTTTTATATTATCTTTAGGAAAAATGAAGGTTGTTACTCCTCCATTTATCCCCCCCATAATTTTTAAATCCAGCCCTCCAATTGCAGTAACATTTCCCTGTAAGTTAATCTCTCCAGTAATTGCAACTTGGTTATTTATTTTTTTATTTGTTAAAATACTGTATATCACACATGTGATTGCAGTTCCGGCCGACGGCCCGTCTTTTGGAGTGGCACCTTCTGGACAATGAACATGTATTCCTTGCATTTTCGTTTTTGAAAACTTTTCTAAATTTGCGGCGATTTCATCATCGGTTAGTAAAGACCATGCCAGCGTTTTTGCAACATTCATGCTTTCTTTCATGACATCGCCCTGCATGCCTGTTAATTTCAAATCAAAAAAACGGTCACATGGAAAAAAATGCGCTTCAATTGGAATGATTCCACCCTGTCCGGCTGCATTTGCCCATAGTCCATT